AATGCTACGCCAATTTCAGGAACGGCAAATGCATATATTTATTTTTATGGAACGGGCACGATATCGCTATCCGGTTTTAGTATCAATTGTGTTCGGTCATATGACAGCGTAAATGTGACTGGAAGCAGTACAACAATTGCCAACATGACGCTGCGAGGCAAGACTTCTTCCTCTACTGCTAATGTGGCCAATGTAACAGGGCAAAGCGGTACAACCACTTTTGTTGACCTTTTGGTGAACTATGGATACGGTACGGGGCCCACTGCTTTTACGGGTGCCGTAACACTAAATTCATCCACTCTGAAGTTATTTAATGCTATTAGTACTTTTACATTTGGCAGTACGCTTACCTTAAATAGCTTGGGGACTACAGGTGTGGGGTCCTATCTCCAATTAGATGGTACTTGTTACGGCATATCATCTATGGTCTTCACAGGAGCGGTCTCTCTTGCAGGAACTACTGCAAACAGCGGAATGGATTTTTATGTTAATTACTTTGGGCTTTTAGGATCACCTAATATAACTTTCAGCAGTACGTTGACCATCAATATGTCTGCCGGATTTCTGGCGTATATAGCTACTACAGAAGACGTTTCTGGCCAAACTATTACCTGTGCGGGGTCCACTTCTCTTACAAACGCTTCTATTACTGGTTATGGTCATTGGGTACAGTCAGGTACAACCACTTTTACCTCAACTGCCAGTCCTTTAACGGCTTCCACAACTATTCAGTTGGGTTCTTTGTCTATGGGCACAGGGGCGGCTTCTTTTACAAGTACAAATATAATTTTACAAAGTGTTATACCTGCAACAAGTACGTCTTTAAATTCTTCGGCATTAGTTACTGTTAACGGTAGCTCTACTACTGCCGGGGTAACTTTTAGTGCTAGTAATGCTGTTTCTTTTTCTGCCGCTACGCTTGCCACTTGGACAGATGTTAGCCTTTCTCTAGGCGGTACATTTACAGTTACTGGGGCAGGTGGATTTACCCTAGCAGGGACTACGAAAAATTCCAGTATTAGTGGTCCACTTTCACGAATCTCTGTAACAGGCCCATTAACTTTGAGCGCTGGATCGTTGGGCCCCCCAACAGGTATACAAATAGAATCAGTAGCTGCTAGTAGTACATTAACCGTAAACGGATTCGGTCTTAATGCGTCTTATAGTACAACTGGAAATTTGTTGAATAACAATACTGTTACGGGCGCTGCTTCATTTACAAACATTAATCTTTCCAATTCGTCTGGCAGCACGTCAACTACTTTTAATAGCACATTTAATTGGACAAGTGCGTTAGCAAACGCCAACACCATATCTGCAAATGGTACGTTTAATTTTGTTGGGGCAGCAGCTATTGCTAACCCCTCAACACTTGTATTTTACGGTGATATTGTTTGTAACGCTAACTTTGCCATAAGCGCTACATCGTTGATAGACAATAAATCTGCTGGGGCTACGGTAGCTCTAACCAACTTTACTTCTACAAATGCCGCATCTACTACTACATTTACTAACGCTCGCGTGGCTATAAGTACAGCTTCAATTGCCGGAGCGGTCACGCTTGCAACAAATGGTGGGATGTACATTTATGGTGGCACTGCAACAATTAACGGTGCATTGACTTCAAGCGGCGCGGGTACGTTTTTCCCAGTTGAAGGTGAGGGAGGTACAACGCTAGTTTTAAACGGCGCAGTAACTTTGGTTAACGCCAACTTAAAAGTACCAACAATTACAGTTGCTGGCGGCGCTACCAAAAATTTTGCCTACAGCTTATCAACCCCTATACCCGATAATCGCGGTACTGATGGGTATGGAACTGTTTTTTACAACTACCCTGAAATTGCGTTTGATACTTTTACTTTGACTAACACTGGCGGTACTTTTTCAATTGCTGGCGGCGGCGCGGCCAACTTGAGAACTTTTATAAGCCCGTACAGCTATACAACTGCTACAAGCGCAGCCATGAATCTCGCGGTAAACCCAACTTTTACCGATGTAGATTTTTGGCGTGTAGTTCCCGGCGGCGCTTCCACAAAACCGTGGACAGGAACTCGTTTGGGCAACGTAGGTACTCTTACCAACATTACAACAGACGCTCCAAAAAATACATGGTGGGTTGGTGGCGGGGGGTCATGGGGCGCTGCTAAATGGGCTACTTCATCTGGTGGCGCTGCCTCAATAAATAACTACCCATTACCTCAAGATACAGTAATTTTTGATAGCGCTTCAGGTGGGGGCAACGTAACTCTTCCGGCTAGTATACGGTTTAAAAATTTAAACGTGCAAATTGCTCCGAGCACAACTACGGCTATATACAGTACTGCGACTAATATTTCAAATATAATTACAAATATGTTTATGTCTGGGTCTTTTACTGGACCGCTTACATTGGGGGGACCATTTATTTTTGGGAATGATTCTGCGTACAACTTTAATTACTATAGCTCTACTATTAAATCTCAAATGAATTTAATTGTTGCAGATAGCTCGGCATCTGACACACATACTATAGCAGCACAAAATGTACAGTTTATGCCCAAAGGTGGGTTGTTGTTTGCTATTTTAGGCACATTGCAAATAACAGAAGATATTAAAAACACTAGTGGTTATGAACTTGCGCAAATAGATGCGTACTCAGATAGTAATGGTTTAATTAACTTTACTTGCAGTAATGTTGGTAGAAATCTTTCCTCAACTGATTGGACTTCTACTAGTTCTAACTATAATTTTGCTGGCGGTAATTTTAATCTTGGCGGCTGTGTATTTGGCGCGGCTAATATTTATACAAGCGGCGGCACAAGTATTGCTAATACTCCATATACTGTAATTGCTTCTAATTTTGTTGCTATGACAAATCCTATAACTTCAAACGCAGGAAATGTAGTTGCAATTTTTAATACTGGAGGGGCACCTAATGGCGTTACTATTAGCGTAGTTAACAACCCTACATATAAAAATATAAGCACAGTGGGGGCTAGTAGCACTTCTTTTATTTATTTTTCTGGCACGTCAACTTTTAACTGCTATAACTTTTCTGTAGACGGCCCCCTATCATTAAGATCGTTAAACGCTAACAAGAGCATAGTAAAAGTTGGTGGGGGCAAAATATCTTTGTCTGGGGTAAAAGTAACCGCTTCAGGATTTAGGTTAAATGCTTCCCCTGCAAATACTTGGTATGTACCCAGCGGTACTGTAGGTAGTGGTAGTACAGGATGGACCATAGCATCGGTGGCTACTGATGCTGGCGGTTTTATTTTCTTTTAAGGAGACATCATGGAACAAAGCTTTGAAGCTCAACAACTGCCTGATGGCACTACAATTTCAGCCCACACAATTGTGCAGGTGTGTAAAGCCTGCGGCTACGATCTAAATGAGGAAGAACTCAAAGCGGAGCAATGCGCCGACTGCGGCGCACCGTTGGAGATCAAGCGTAGCGTGTCCGTGCAAATCACATCCGTTGCTGGCTTTGGCGCTTCAGAGTTCTTTGGGTAAACAGTGAGGACAAAATTGAACCGATCACCCTTGCGCTTACAGCAATTGCTGGTATCAAGCAAGGTATTGCTTTGTACAAAGATGCAAAGGCAACAGGCTCAGATCTTTACAAGATAACGAAGGAGATTTCAGGATTCATTGGGCAGTTTTTTGAAGCGCATGAGGAAGTAAAAAAAGAAGTCAAGCGTCAAGAACTCAACCCACCAAAAGAAAAATCGCTCAAGGCTCAGGCTCTTGAAAACGTGTTCAACCAGATTGAACTTGAACGACAGGCAGTTGAGTTGAGAGAGTTTTTGGTCTACCACACAGATCCAGCGTTAGGTGCAGTTTGGTCGAGGTACGAGGCAGAGTTCAAAAGGCTTGCAAAGAAACACGACGAAGAAATTCGACAGGAATTGATAGCAGAACGGAAAAGGAAATGGCAACGGCAGCAAAAGATCGACAGATTACAAAGCACCGCCTTGATTCTAGGGGCCGTGTTTTTGGTAATTTTAGAAATTTGGGGGTTGATGTTCATCATTCACCTGAATCGGGATCCGTAGTTGTTGCAGTGATACTGATGCTTTTTGTTTGTTTGATTGTGCCAATGATGGCGATGCTGTATTTTGATACGCTAACCTTGCAAAAAAAGACTGAAAAGACCGAGGCTAGGGTTGAAAAACTCATAAAGAACTTAGAGGAAAAGGATAAGAAATGATCCCAATAGTTGCATCCCTACTTGGCAGCCTTGCCCAAAACGGGCTGGGGTTGTTGTCTTCTGCCATCCAAGCCAAAGGCAAAGAAGTTGTCGAAAACACCCTTGGTGTAAAAATCCCTGACAACCCAACAGCAGAGGATGTGGTCAAGTTGCGGGAACTGCAATTTGCTCATGAAGAACGCCTCTTGGAACTTGGGATTGAGAAAGCCAAGATGGAATTGGCTGAACTTGACTTGTTGGCCAAGGCCGCACAAAGCGATGCCGACAATGTCACCGACCGCTGGCAAGCAGATATGTCCAGCGACTCTTGGTTGTCCAAAAACATTCGACCCATGAGTTTGATTGCCATCTTTCTGGGTTACTTTTTGTTTGCCATGATGTCCGCTTACGGGTACAACGCAAATGAATCCTACGTCACCTTGTTGGGTAACTGGGGAATGCTGATCATGGGTGCCTACTTTGGCGGCAGAACAATTGAAAAACTTGCTGACATGAGGAAGAAATGAGCCTATCTAACGAACAAGCCGCATTCTTGCTGGATGCCTGTAAACTGATTCAGCACGCCACCGATCAAGGATTTAAGGTCACCGGTGGAGAGTTGGCCAGAACGCCTGAACAGCAAGCGATCTACTTCAAGACAGGTCGATCAAAGACCATGAACAGCATTCACTTAAAGCGGTGCGCCATTGACTTGAACTTCTTTAAAGATGGGAAGATAATCTGGGACAAGGCAACCATTGCGCCCTTGGGTGCCTATTGGGAATCCCTGAATCCCAAAAACCGTTGGGGTGGCAACTTCAAGTCTTTGGTGGATTGCCCACATTTTGAACGAAACGTAGGGTGACAAAGTGCCGTTAAAAAAACTACTTCTTCGCCCCGGTGTAAATCGAGAAAACACTCGATATGCTGCCGAGACCCTCGGATCAGTTGATACTGGCACTGCGGTTGTTGCGGGGTGGTACGAGTCCGACAAGGTACGATTTCGTTCAGGTATGCCTGAAAAAATTGGTGGTTGGACTCAATACAGTGCACAACAATTTTTGGGTGTCTGTCGATCTCTTTGGGCTTGGGTAGATTTAGAAGGCACTATTTTTTTGGGGCTTGGTACAAACCTCAAGTTCTACATAAATCGTGGTGGGTTTTACTACGATATCACTCCGATCACTTCAATTGTGACCCTTAGCAATCCGTTCACGGCTACTTTAGGTTCTTCAATAATTGCAGTTAATTCTGTAGGGCATGGGCATGCAAATGGGGATTACGTAATTTACAGCGGTGCTTTGGGTTTAGGGGGCAACATTGATGCTAACGTGCTTAACCAAACATTGACTGCTAACTTTATTGGGTTCCCAATAACAGTAATTGACGTAGACAACTACACTTTTGATTGTGGCGTAATAGCAGGTGTGGGTAACACTGGGAACGGTGGTACTAACGTACTGGCTCAGTATGAACTTCCTGTTGGCCCAGCCATTCAACTCCCAAGCACTGGCTGGGGGGCGGGTCCTTGGGGCGAAGGCAACTGGGGTTTTGGTATTACGACTCTTGTAAATTTGCGGGTTTGGTCGCAAGACAATTTTGGCGAAGACTTGATCTTTGGCCCCAATGGGGGCGGCGTATATTATTGGGATGCAACTACTACAGTAAATACTAGGGGCAAAGCTTTAAACAGCCTTGGTGGGGATGTGTCTGTAAACTTGGCTAGCCCAGCCGTAGTGACCCTAACCAAAACATTGACAAATGGAACGCAAGTGCAATTTACCAGCACGGGCACTTTGCCGACTGGCATTTTAGCGAATACAACTTATCAACTTAATAACGTAAATGGTTTAACTGCTGAACTGCTTGATCTAAACGGGAATGTGGTAAACACAACCAGCACCTATACAGGGCAGATGTCTATTTCTTTGTTGGTTAGCGTGCCTTTATTCCAAAATCAAATCTTGGTGTCTGATGCTTCTCGTTTTGTGTTTTGTTTTGGTGCCAATGATTACGGCAGTTCAATCCAAAACCCTATGCTAATTCGTTGGTCTGATCAGGAAAACCCTTATATTTGGGACCCGGATGCTACCAATCAAGCGGGTAGTATTTTGCTTTCTCACGGTTCTCGCATCATTACTGCCCTACAGACTCGTCAAGAAATTGTGGTTTTTACTGATGTGTCGCTGTACTCTTTGCAATTTTTGGGTGCCCCTGCTTACTGGGGCTCTCAATTACTAGGTGACAACATTTCCGTCATGGGGCCAAATGCTGTTGCTCTGGCTTCTGGTGTGGTCTATTGGATGGGGCGTGACAAGTTTTATAGCTATGATGGTCGCGTGCAAACACTCAACTGCGATTTGCGCCGTTTTGTATTTCAAAACATCAATCAAAACCAAAACCAACAAGTGTTTGGTTCTACAAACGAAGGCTTTAATGAAGTTTGGTGGTTCTATTGTTCAGCCGACAGCGACGAAATCAACCGCTACGTTGTGTATAACTATGTGGAAAAAGTCTGGTATTACGGCAACATGGGCCGTACAGCTTGGTTAGATTCGGGTATTTACTCATACCCAATTGCTGCTACCTACAATGGTATAACTGTGTACCACGAAAATGGTAACGACGATGTTGAGTTTGGCACTGCGCAACCAATTGACGCTTACATAGCCTCAGCCGAATTTGACATTGACGATGGCGACCATTTTGGGTTTATTTGGCGCATGCTGCCTGACGTTACGTTTTCTGGGTCCACCGGTATTGAAACCCCCGAAGTAATTCTTACCTTGCAAGCGTTACAAAATTCAGGTTCTGGCGTTACTGAAACGGCTGCTGATACTGTAATAAGTGGTAATTCCTATGTGGTAACTGAAACATTTACAGGCCAAATTAACACTCGAATTCGTGGCCGACAGTTAATTTTTAAGGTAGCCTCCGACAAATTGGGCACAGCATGGCAGTGCGGTGCAACCCGTATTGACATTCGTGCGGATGGGAGACGCTAATGGCACTTTCAGTTATTACCCGTCCAGCAGCGCCAAACTTAGCGTTTGCACCTAGGGATTACTCTTCGCAGTACAGCGAGCAGTTAAACAACATTTTTCGACTGTACTTTAACCAACTCGACACAACGCTCCAAACAATATCTGGCAATTTAGACGTTTTACAGGCAGAAATTGTGACACTTCAAACCGAAGTTGCTGCCTTGCAAGTTCAGGGTAATAACTCACAGACCCTTATTTGGTTGGATATGTAATGGCAAATTATCAAATCATTACTCCACTTCAACTTGGACAAGCGGCACTGACTACATCCTATGCAGCAATATACACCGTTCCGGTTAACACTCGCACCTACGTCAAGCAGTTTGACATTTGCAATACCACGACGTCTCCAATCAATATTTACGTGTCCCTTGTTTCTTCGGGTGATACGGCTGGTACAAGCAACGCTTTGTTTTACAACGCCACGCTTGACGGGTATAGTACGCTTAGCTGGACAGGCACACAAGTTATGACCGCAGGGGGGACCATCCAAGTGAAAGCTTCTGGCGTTGGTTGCACGATTACCGCCAGTGGCGGTGAAGCAGTTTAAGGGGTACAAATGCAAAATGGAAAGATCATCAAAGACAAAGACGAACTAGCCAAAGTGTTTGATATGGAACACCATTTTTCGGATGGTCTGTATGCCAAAAAAGCTCGTATTAAACCCGGCCAATGGCTTGTACAACACAAACATAACTATGAACACTTAAGCGTTTTGGCGCAGGGTCGTTGCCTTGTCACAGTTGATGGCAAAACCACTGAGTATGTTGCTCCCGCAATGATTACTATTGTTGCCGGTGCCGAACACAAAGTTTTTGCAATTGAAGAAACAGTTTGGTTTTGCATTCATGCTACTGAAGCTACAACAGAAGACGAAGTCTTTGAACAAACTGTTGTAAAGGAGATTTAATATGAGTTGGTTTTCTGGTTATGACTTTAGTACTGACTCTGCGGCGACTACTAACTATTATTCGTCGCCGCCAACGTATGACTATTCCTTTTATTCGTCGCCGCCAGACTATTCCTATTCCTTCTTGTCGCCGCCGCCAGATTATTCCTTCTTGTCGCCGCCGCCAGACTATTCCTATTCCTTCTTGTCGCCGCCATCGTACGGTCTCACCGCACCTTCAGTGTTTGATTACTCATCATGGGTGTATGACTCCACACCGTCATGGATGACGCCGCCACCAGCATTTGATGCATACACTTCAAACCCTTATGATTTCAGCAGTACAACTTCACCGTACTCATATGAGTCTACGCTTTTTCCAGACCCTGTATATTCGTGGTCGCCAACTCCATCCAGTCAATATTACGATGCGTTTGACAACTGGCTTGAACGGTCTATAGCTACAGGAGATCCTTATGGATTGACCGACCCAACCGGTAGGTCCGCTGAACTTTACAATGAAATGACTAGCGCATACACGAACTTTGTTCCTGATGCGTATGGTTCCAGCTATGCTGCTGGCATGGATGCTGGGCTTGGTAGTAGCTATGGTGACATTGGCGGCGACATTTACAGTGGGGTTTCTAATCTTGGCGCATATGATTTTGGTACTGACGCTGACTATGGCACAAGCTACGGCGCTTCTTTAAACCAACCTTTTGACAGCGGCGTACAAGTTGCAGCCATAGACCCACGTTTACTATTCGGTGGGACTATGACCGATGCACCACTTTATCAACCTAATTTGTACGACGGTTTTACGGAAGGTATAACCGCAGGGACTCAAATGCCGGGGTCAGTAAACCCTCAAAACCTACCTAGCGTTGCAGGTGGCGTTGAAAGCGGCATGACAAGCAATGTAGGTATTACCCCGTTGGCAGATGGGTCGGCAATTATTAGTAGACCCGACGGCAGTAGTGTTACGCTAGACAGCGAGCAAGTTAACAAACTTTTAAGCGGAGACAACAGTGTTTTGGGGGGAGCTTCCAACGAAGATAAACCTACTGAAAAGTTTGGCGCAATCACAAACATTGCAAAAGATGACTTTAGTTTAGATGGTTACACATCAGCAGCATCTCAAAATTTTGCGTCTTCAGGTAACCCTTCATACACTAAGTACCCAGTAAGTTATGGTGACGTGCCTGTTGAAGATCGGGTAGGCACACCTGTAGTAAAGGAGTCTGTTAATTATGAGTTGCCTTCATATGTAGGTAAAGGCGCTCCGGTTGTGGACTATAAAATTGATCCCCTAACCGGTGAAGTGGTTAAAACTACCGCTACACAAACACAAGGTCTTCAACCAAACCGAGGAGGTAGCAGCGCTGCGTTTGAAAGCAACTACACATTAAACCCAGAACGTGTTGATGGGTACGTGCGCGG